TAGCGGAAGGGGCAGTCAGGGAGACTGACGATGAGATTGGGCCAGTAGAATTAACTGCAGTTGCGTTAATGGCATTCGCGGATATAGCGTATGCAAAGGAAGAAGGCGCATTCACTATGAGAGAATCCGAAACAGCAGCGTATCCGGTGGAGATAGATGTTGCTGTGGTAGTGCCAAACACGGCGGATGAAGCAGTGATTGAAGTCACGGTGAGTGGATCTGGGACTCCGGTCCCTAGCGGGTTCTGTGGGACCGCTAGAGTGGATACTGGCACCAAGTAACCCCGGGAGAGGTCAGAGGTTATTTTAACACGTCGACGACGACGTGTGCGTCTAAAGTGGGGGATTGAGCTCATATTAAAGTTCTATGGCACGGTAACCCCCCACTCGTAGGTTGGAACGGTAATGTTGTTCGGGCTGGCGAACGAACGAATTTATGGCTGACTTAACAACATTGCGGACAACGGCCGGAGTGGCATCATATACCCCACTGACTGTTTCAAAGGCATCTGCGATGTAACCAGCGGCGGCGTCAACAAGGGTGGATTTGTTGACACCGGCGCGGTTGATAGGGAGTGATTGTATGGCAGAGATTACTGCATCGACTCCCACATCATCAGGACGCTCAGCGGTGGTAGGTGACGCATTGAGTCCGATGTATTCGACGTGGTTGACCATTTCGACCATGAAAGTTTGGGAAACGGTGGTTGTTTTGGAGGGCATAAGGAAAATGATGACAGAGCAAGCACCACCCGCATAGGTGCTGTTGATGTAGGAAACACCCTGTTGAGTGCCGACGTTAGCACTTATTGCACTGCCAGGCAAACCAAAACCTGTACGAGCAACTTGCCCAAACGTGTACAGGTTGTTTTGGATGTATGAGGTTTGCGAGGGATCGTCGTCCTGAGCTGCAGGTGAGGGGAACTGCAACTCTTCCGCAAGGATGGCAGAAATGGGGACAACGATTTCATCGGCGATATCAAGAACCTTTGCATTAGGATGGTTGAGTACGGTGTTGTAAGAGAGCGTCTCGGTTGCCTCGTGATTGGGCTGCACCAAGACAACAACGTGACCACCTTTATCACCTGCAGATGTCGTGCAGACAATGCGAATGGCGGCGACTACAGAGCGAGCAATCATTGGGGCACTAGAATTACCGTTGGTAGCTTTGAAGAGTGTACAATCAGGCGCACTGGGGAATGCGCAAGTACTATAAGCTTTGCCAGTGAATGAGCTGACGGCGTTGGTATTAGTGTTCCCGGTGCTGAGGGCACTGAAAGAGGTACCAGTCACAGATGTTGAGAGATCAATAGGAGCGGTGAATTTGGTGTTGTTGTAGTTCGTCGAGTCTAAACAAAAGCAGCCGCTGTTAGAGCTGTAGTAAGCAGAGGGAATGCCG